AATACTTTTGCTGGTGTTCTTAATGGAAGAATGAAGGTCTATATCGATCCTTATGCTACTATTGACTTCGCTTGTGTTGGTTACAGGGGTGCTAATCCTTATGATGCTGGTCTATTCTATTGCCCATACGTTCCTTTAACTATGGTTAAAGCGATTGGCGAGACTGACTTCCAGCCTAGAATCGGATTCAAAACAAGATACGGTATGGTTGCAAATCCATTCGTAGCTGCTGATGGTGTCGGTACAGATCGTGCTAACCCATACTTCAGAATCTTCAGAATCGACGACATCATGGTGTAAGCCTGATTAGTTAATTCTATTCTATTAAAAGGGGCTCTTCGGAGTCCCTTTTTTTGTCTAGCGTTTGATAGGCTATAAATAGATATATGGAAAACGAAATAGATGGTAGATGGAATTGGTGGGGTGTAATACCTACTTTAGAAGAAATCGCCGAAGAGGAAGAAGCCGATGGCACTGACAACAAATAAAAACTTTATGAGTCCTGTAGGATTCGTATTTAAAATTGATGCTACAAACTTTGCAAACACAGAATACTTCTGTACTCAAGTTACTATGCCAGGTATATCTTTATCTGAAGCATTAGTACCATACCGAGGTGTCAATCTTGCAATGACTGGTGATAGGTTACAGTTTGAAGATCTAGCGATTAGATTTAATGTAACTGAGAATATGGAAAACTATATAGAGATTTTCGATTGGATGCACAATATTATTCAAGCGCCAAATGCTGAAGGATATAAATTTGATGCTTCTCTATTGATTATGTCATCTCACAATAACCTTCTTAAAACAATCAAGTTTCAAGAGGTGTTTCCTACTAGCTTAACATCTGTAGAATTTAATTCACAGGCTGGTGACGTAGAATACTTACAAGCTGACGTAACATTTAAATATACTTTATTTGAATTTGAATAAAATAACCTTTACTTTTATCGCAAACTGTGATATAATAAGGGTATAACATTACTTAATTATGGAGACATTATGAACTTAGAGATAATATTAGATATGTGGAAGAAAGATTCCATTATCGATGAAATACAATTAGATGAATCATCTCGTGATTCTGCCAAACTGCATTCTAAATATTTAGACATGCATTCAGTTGCTAGACTAAAACAAAAAGATCTAGAGCTAAAATTTAAAATCATTCTAAGAGACAAATTCAAACACTATAGTGGTAAGCTTACCCAAGAAGAAATGGATAGAAAAGGCTGGGATTACGATCCTCTCGGTGGACTTACTGTATTAAAGGGTGACCTTGATAAATGGTATGATGCCGATGAAGTAATCCAAGAGCATCAGAAAAGAATGGCCGTGCAAGCTGAGATAGTTTCTGTGCTAAAAGAAATAATGGAAAACATTAAGTGGCGCCATCAAAATATTAAAAATATTATTGAATGGAGAAAGTTTACTAGTGGAGTATAAAATCCATAGCTATCGTTATGATAATTTTTCCAAGTATGAGCTTATAATTAGTCAAGCCATGAGTGTATTAAACCATATACAAACAACTAGTGATGATGCAGATCTGCATTTTTATAATCATTGTCATGTATCAGAATTAAACACTGAAAATAATATTATATTTAAACCGACAGCTCCAACATCAAAACATTTTGCCTTAGATACTATTGGTTATGCGAATAGTTCTTCTATCGCTTTTAAAGAACCAGATTGGTTTCAAGTTCCTACGAAAGAAAATTTAGAATATATACAATCTTTAATAGAGAATAAGTCTAACAAGTGGGATGATTCAATATTACTTAAATGGAGAAAAGCAAAGAATATTGCAGATGACCATATATTAATTATAGGTCAAGTTCCAACAGATGAATCAGTAAATGGTTTTGGATTTGGTGATCATTTTAAAAAACTAAAAATGATTGTAGAAAAACTTAAAGGCGAAAACATTATTGTTAAACTACATCCTTCTATGAAAATACGTGGAAAGGATAAAGATACTATAGACCGATGGATTCAGAATGATATAGATGTAAGGACCACATTCGAATCGATTCATGATTTTCTGCCAAAGACACGAGTAGCTATATTAGAAAATAGCACGGCTGGTATAGAATGCATGATGCATGGTGTTCCAATAATATCTTACGGTTTTCCAGAGTATCATTGGGTAACTAAAGTATTGCAATCGTTAACCGAGTTAGAAAATTTAGTCAGTGACTTCAGTTGGCACAGCGCAGTGAGTCAAAGAATGTATATTAATTGGTATATAAATAATTATCTATGCAGTGACATAGACTCAACTATTAACAGACTAAAAAAAATTATATAATGGAAACCGTTACTTATACCAAACTAAACGAAACGTTCATGCGCATTAAGTGCGAAGCTAGCACAGGCCAAGAGCTATCTGAACACTTTTGCTTCTTTGTTCCTGGATATAAGTTTATGCCAGCATATAAGAACAGAATGTGGGACGGAAAGATCAGATTGTTTAATACGAGGGATAAAACCTTGCATTGTGGGCTTTTACACTATTTAAAAGCCTTTTGTGAAGAAAGAGGGTATCAGATAAAAGTACACGATATCAATGGCTTAGAGCATTCGCATTTAACACAATCAGGGCCTATAGAGGCCTTTATTGCGAATCTGGGGCTCTCCGTGAATGGAGTAGGTATAACACCCAGGGACTACCAAATCGAGGCACTCTCGTGCGCGTTAGCAGAAGGCAAAAGGTTGCTCCTATCCCCTACGGCTTCTGGCAAGTCATTAATCATATATATGTTACTTAGACATTATATAGATGCTGACCCTGATAAGAAGATTCTAATTATAGTTCCCACCACCTCATTGGTAGAACAAATGTATGCAGACTTTGATGATTACTCTAGGATTGATCTAAATTTTAATGCTGAAGATTACTGCCATAGAGTATACGGCGGAAGATCTAAAGAGTCACCGTTGCGTTGCATTATATCTACATGGCAATCATTACACAGAATGCCAGCTAGTTATTTCCAAGATGTGGGTATGGTTATTGGTGATGAAGCTCATCAGTTTAAAGCCAAGTCATTAACGTCGATCTTAGAGAAGTGTGTTAATGCGCCGTTTAAGATTGGTACTACTGGAACATTAGACGGTACTCAAACTCATCAGTTAGTATTAGAAGGATTATTCGGACCTGTATATAAGGTGACTACATCTAAAGAATTAATGGACAAAGGTTCGTTAGCTCAGATGGATATATCAATGCTATTACTGAAGTATGGAGAAGCCTATTGTAAAGAAGTAAGTAAAATGAAATACCAAGAAGAGATTGATTTCATTGTAAATTACGGGCCACGAAATAATTTTATAACTAACCTAGCTTTAGATCAAACTGGTAATACATTAGTTCTATTTAATTATGTTGAGAAGCATGGTAAGCCACTATATAACCTATTAAAAGAAAAGATTAAAGGCGATCGTAAGCTGTTCTATGTGTCTGGCGAAACAAAGGTTGATGATAGAGAGAATATTAGAGCTCTTACTGAGACACAGAATGATGCGATTATTGTAGCTTCCCTAGGAACATTCTCTACTGGTATTAATATTAAAAGATTACATAATCTAATATTTGCATCACCTTCGAAGTCTCAAGTAAGAGTACTTCAAAGCATTGGTCGTGGATTACGGCTCAGCGCGGATGGTATAAATACTAAGGTATACGACGTTACGGATGACTTACAACATAAAGGAAAGAAAAATTATACCTTAAACCACGCTGCAGAGAGAGTTAAAATATATTCTCGAGAAAGATTCAAGTTCAATGTTTACGATATAAATATATAATATGCTAACACAAAATAATAAAATTAATATACGACAGTTTAAACTCTCTAATGGAGAGGAGATTATAGCGTTAGTAAATGAACGTACTGATAATGGTTCATATATTATTGAAAGACCATTTAAAATAAGTACCGGTATGGTTGGAGGATTTTACTTCCATCCATGGTTTGCTTTCTCATCACAAAAAATGTTTAAGCTTACGAAAGAAAAGATACTCTATCATGTAGAAATTGATGAAGATATCAAGGGCGAATACATTAAGCTCGCAAGCGAAGATGCTCAACCTCACGCGAAGCGTCAACCGATTAGATCTAAAGATTCTATTCTTGATGAACTTACTGCTGAAATGGAAGCTGAACTTGAACTAGATACTCTATCCATGGAGCCAGATACGGTATTACATTAGTATACCCCTTTCCCCCTGGTGGACTATAATATTATATCACATAAACGAGCAAATGTACACCTTTATTTACAATTAAATTAAATTAAATAACAGTGTACATTCAGTGCAAACTGTGTTATAATATATTATTATATTGGAGAACATATGAACGATACAACAAAGCCACTGGTTAAACCACCAGTAGATAAAACAAAGAAAGCTCATTACATAAACAATAAAGACTTTTCACAAGCAGTAATGGACTATGCAACATCTGCTCATGCAGCTAGAGCTGAAGAACTTAAAGTTCCGACCGTTACTAACTATATTGCAACATGCTTCCTAAAGATATCCGAAGGGTTGAGCCGAAGGCCCAACTTCGTAAGGTATACCTATAGAGAAGAAATGGTAATGGATGGTGTAGAAAATTGTTTAAGAGCCATTAATAATTATAATATCGATAAAGCCACTCGAACAGGAAAGCCAAATGCTTTCTCATACTTTACTCAAATAGTATACTTCGCATTTCTAAGAAGGATCGCTAAAGAGAAAAGACAACAGGATATCAAATTTAAATTCATCGAGAAGATGGGTATTGAAGATTTTGTTTCTATGGGAATGGATGCTGAAGGTGCTGAACAAACTATGCAATACGTAGATACTTTAAGACAAAGAATCAGTAGAGTAAAAGATACAGACCAAGCAATCAAAGAATTTGGAAAAGAAGAGAAGGCTAAGCTTAAGAAGCTAGAGCTGTTTATGTTATGAAAGTAGCGATTTTAAACGATACACATTGTGGTGTTCGTAATTCATCTGATATATTTTTAAATTACCAAGGATCTTTCTATAGAGATATATTCTTTCCTTATCTAAAGGAACACAACATTAAGAATATTCTGCACCTTGGTGATTACTATGAGCATAGAAAGTTTGTTAACTTTAAAGCTTTAAATCAGAATAGAAAAGATTTCTTAGAACCAATGCGTGATGCTGGTATTACTATGGATATCATTCCTGGTAATCATGATGTGTATTTTAAGAATACGAATGAACTCTGCAGCTTAAAAGAATTACTCGGATATTTTACTTCTAATGTAAATATTATAATGAAACCAACAGTACTTGACTATGATGGTCTAGGTGTTGCGGTTATCCCATGGATTAATAATGCTAATTATAACGAGTACGTAGATTTTGCAAAGAACTGTAAAGCAGCTATCCTTGGTGCTCATTTAGAATTAAAAGGGTTTGATCTAATGCCTGGGATGCCTAATCCACACGGTATGAGTGCAGATATATTTCAAAGGTTTGAACAAGTTTTATCTGGTCATTTTCATACGAGATCTAGTAGAGGTAACGTTAAATATCTAGGGTCACAGTTTGAAATGACTTGGGCTGATGTAGATGATAATAAATTCTTTCACATATTAGATACTGAAACAAGAGAGGTTACACCAGTACGTAATCCTATTACTATATTTAAGAAGTTTATCTATGACGATTCTAAGACAGATTATTCTAATATAGATATTACACAGTTCGAGAAAAAGTTTGTAAAGATTATTGTATTAAATAAAAGTGATCTATACATGTTTGATAGGTTCATCGATAAATTACAATCGGCTGAAACTTATGAGCTTAAAATAGCTGAAAACTTTGAAGAATTTCTAGGTGCAAGCGTTGAAGATGAAAAAGTCTCTTTAGAAGATACAACGGAATTATTAGATTCCTATGTCGAAGCAGTCGATACTGATCTTGATAAAGAGCATATAAAGGTAAAATTGAGAGGACTCTACACAGAGGCTCAAAACTTAGAGGTAGTATGATACATTTTAAAGCCGTGAGGTGGCAGAATTTTCTGTCCACTGGCAATGAATTTATTGAAGTTCAACTAGACAGAGCACCATCAACATTAATCGTAGGTCAAAATGGCGCAGGTAAATCCACTTTGTTGGATGCATTATCTTTCGGGCTATTTAATAAACCGCATCGTGATATTAAAAAAGATCAATTAATTAATTCCATTAATAAAAAACAATGCGTTGTCGAAGTTGAATTTCGTATTGGTGGACAAGAGTTTAAAATCGTAAGAGCTATTAAACCAGGAAAATTCGAAATATGGCAGAATGGCCATCAGGTCAATCAAGCCGCTAACGCTAGAGACCATCAAAAGTTTCTAGAACAAAATATACTTAAGTTAAATCATAAGTCATTTCATCAAATAGTTGTATTGGGGAGTAGTTCATTTATTCCTTTTATGCAGTTACCAGTCTGGTCTCGAAGGGAGGTGATTGAAGATCTGCTGGACATAAACATATTCTCAAAGATGAATCAAATTCTAAAAGAGAGAAATGCAACTATTCGAAATAATCTTATTGATATTAACCATTCTCTTGAGCTCATCAAAACAAAGATGGGATCTCAAGAGAAGTATATTACAGATCTAAATGCTATTAATAAAGATCAGATTCAGCAGAAGAAAGATTCGATGGAAACTCATTCGAATAAAATTAAAGAAATCTTTAAGGAGTCGAAAAAGCTTGGAGAAAATCTTACAGCTTCGCTAAGATCTGAAACTACAAATTATGAAAAGCAAATAGATCAAATCGCTGACTATAAGTCACATGATAATACCCTAAATAATTCCATTAAAAAGCTAGTACAGGATGCAAAATTTTATGAAGAAAACGATGAGTGCCCAACGTGTGATCAACCGATCGAGGAGTCGAAGAAGACAACAAAGATTGACATTATCAAACGAGAAGCCGGAACTATTCAGCAAGAAAAGCAAGACCTTGACAGAAAATTAAGTATACTAAATACTACCACTAAATCTATTAATCAAAGTATAGAGAAACTAAGAGAGCGTCAGAATAAAATCAATTCTAACAACGATCAAATTTCTTTATTACAACATGAAATAGATAAAGTACAAAAAGAAATTTCTGGTTTATCAGGACAAAGCGGTGATATAAAACAAGCTAAGAAAGATTTAGTGACGTTACATAATAAGAAAGATTCTGAAACTGAACGTAAATTAACTTCAGTTGAAGAAAGAACTTATAATGAAGTAATCGGTGAAATGTTAAAAGACACTGGAATTAAAACAAAAGTAGTGAAGCAGTATTTACCTGTAATGAATAGGTTTATAAATCAGTACTTACAAACGTTAGATTTCTTTGTTGCATTTCATTTAGATGAAAACTTCAATGAGACCATTAGGTCTCGCCACAGAGATACATTTAACTATGCATCTTTCTCAGAAGGAGAGAAGCAAAGAATTGATCTATCTCTACTATTCACTTGGCGCCAAATCGCTAAGATGAAAAACTCAGCTGCCACTAATCTACTCATACTTGATGAAACATTCGATTCAAGTTTAGATGTAGATGGTATCGAAAATCTAACCAAGATCTTGAGTACACTCGATGATGATACAAATGTTTTCATTATATCTCATAAGGGTGACGTCCTGGAAAACAAATTCAGGTCAAAGATTGAATTCTATAAAGACAGAAACTTTAGTAAAATAAAGTTATAAATGCCGTGCCCATAGCTCAATTGGATAGAGCAACAGCCTTCTAAGCTGTAGGTTCCAGGTTCGACTCCTGGTGGGCACACCACTAACAAGGAAAAATAATGCGATATGTAGACTATAAGTTTACCATAACCGAAGACGGGTTAAAACTAGACGATAAAGGAGACTCATCAAAATTTGATCAAGTTGATATCAAGCGAACTCCACTTAAAGTCGGAGATACTTTTGTTTTAGAACTAGACGAAGACAATTGTATGTTTTTTAGAAAGACTGACATTGTTACAGGAATGTGACAGGAATGTAACAATTGTGAAACAATATGAAAATAACTAAAATAAAGGTGTACATTAGCTGAAAACTGTGGTATAATATCTATATTAAATAATTAAATAAGGAGTTAATTATGTACAATACTACAATCGCTAAACTACTAGCCAAAGAGAATATAGAGGTCCAATACGGAAACTACAAAACCGCATGGTTCGACATTGAATCTAGAACGCTAGGTCTTCCATTATGGAAAGATATGGGTAAAGATGTACATGATTTATTAGTAGGCCACGAAGTTGGTCATGCTTTATATACACCTTATGAAGGTTGGCATGATTCTCCTACTAACGTAGAAAAATTATTAGGTTGCCCTAGATCTTATATCAATGTTGTCGAAGATGCAAGAATCGAAAAGAAAATTAGATCTCAATATCCAGGACTAGTTGGTCCAATGGCCAGAGGTTATAAAGTTCTAGCAGATGAAGAATTCTTCGGTGATATCTCTGATGTAGATTTCGACCAAGTAAAGCTTATAGATAAAATTAATCTTAAAGCAAAGTTGCAGAATCTGATTGAAGTACCATTCAATCCAGCAGAAGCTTTTTTGTTTAATAAGACTATGAATACTGAAAGCTTCGAAGAAGTTATTGATGTAGTAAAAGCAATATTAGCTTACACTCAAGATCATACTCCAGAGCTTATTCAGCAGCCTGAACCACAGCCAGAAGAAGATACAGGAAGTGAAGAAGAAAATACAGAATCAGAAGATTCAAGTGGACATGATGACTACCAAAAGCCAGAGCCAAAAAACGAAGACTGTAGTGATGAGAGCTCCGAGGAAGAAGAAGAAGAGTCAGATGACGCTGGTGAATCCGACGACGAAGACTCAGGTGAAGATGACACTGAAGAAGAAGTAGCACATGTAGCTAGTAAAGATCCTGAGCATAATGAAGACGAAGATGTATCATTAACTGATATGATGTTCAGAGATTCTGAAGAAAGATTACTTGAGCAAGATAAGCATGGTGATCAAACTTTACTCGGTAGAGATAGAGGCAAAGATACTATTAAGTCAACGGTAATATCATACTCAGATCTTAAAATTCAAAGAGCTCAAAATGCTGAAATTTACGGTGTACATGATGATATTCTAGAAGGCTACAAATCTTATACGAAAGAAGTCAAGAAAACTGTACAAGTTGCAGTAAAAGAATTTGAAATGAAAAAGGCTGCATTCCAGTGGCAAAGAGCAGCATCGGCTAAAACCGGTCAATTGAATACTGATATGGCTTATGCTTATAAGACATCAGATGATATCTTTAAGAGAGTCACACATTTAGCCGATGCTAAAAATCATGGAATGATTATGGTTATCGATTACTCTGGTTCCATGATGTCAACAATGCATAATGTTTTAGATCAACTAATTCACTTAACCACGTTTTGTAAAGCTATTAATATACCATTTGATGTATATGCTTTCACTACTGGTGGCTGGAGAGAAGATAGAAACTCAGATAGTTGGAAGACTAAAGATGGTGAAGTAGACATGGACGAACTAAAAATGCCTCACTTAATCTCATCTACTTTTAAGAAAGCTCAGTTCGAAGAAGCTATTCAAGCTCTTTATAAGAAGATGGTAGCTAACAAGGCACGTAATAACAGATGGGATTCTGAAGATTACAAGCCATGGGATGAGAATGCATACACTGGTAAGAACGAAGAGTATGGTTCTACACCTTTAGATCAAGCATTAATAGTTACTCATCACATAGTCAAAGAGTTTAGAGCTAAGCACAACATCGATAAGATGAATGTTGCTATTATTTCTGACGGTGATTCAAACAACTTAAACGTGGCAAGATCATATAAGAATGCAGATAACCATGCTTCAACTAAAAGTTCGTATGCCAACGGTATGAAAATTCTTATTGATAGAAAAATCACTAACGTTACTGGATACAGATCCAATGCTACTAAGTGCTTACTAGAGAGCTTACAGAAAAGATATGGTGTAACTACCTTAGGATTCTTTATTGCTCAAGACAGCTCTGACTGGAGATCTAAAATAGATCAAATTACACATTGGGGTGACAGGAAAGATCTTAATAGACAGTACAACAAAAACAAAGTTGCCATTATGGATAACACCATTGGATACGATAAATTCTTCTTACTTAAAGGTGGTAAAAACCTAGAAGTCCAGTCAAATGACATGGATGAAATGATTAATGAAGAAATGAATACCGCTCAAATCAGAGCAGGATTCAAGAAGTTTGCTAAAGGCAAGAAGAACTCTAAAGTGCTAATGAAGCAGATTGGTGGAGTAATTGCATAATAAGTGAAAATAAATGAAAATAAATGAAAAAAAAGGTGTACATCATACCAAAACTATGGTATAATATACCTATATTAAATAATAATGATAAGGACTATATTATGAATAACGTGAAAATATCAACACAAAAAATCCTCGAGGAATTAGCCTCAAGGTTTCCAGATAAAACTGAATTTAGAACAAGCGAGGTAGTCGATACCGGCAAGTCTCTAGGTTACACTGGAAAAGATTGGAACCCACTCTTGCAACCGGACAATAGATTGAGGAGAGGCGTATTCTGTCTATCTTCTCTTATTACTCCGATTAGAGCAAGTCTAGTTCCTCAAACTCAAACTCTTTCAACGGTGGTAGCAATGGCACCTCAGTCAGTAGTGAATAAAGAAAAAACCTATGCTAAAGTAGATCCTACTTTTGTGCCATGGGGTTCATACAGCGATGTAGTTAAAGTAGTTAAATCAGAAATGTTTTACCCAATTTACATCTCAGGCCTTTCAGGAAATGGCAAGACTTTTATGGTCGAACAAGCTTGTGCAAAGCTTGGTAGAGAATTCATAAGAGTTCAAATCAATCCTGAAACTGATGAAGATGATTTAATTGGTGGATTCAGATTGGTCAATGGAGAAACAGTTTTCTCTAAAGGTCCAGTTCTGAAAGCAATGGAGAATGGAGCAATCCTTCTTCTTGATGAGATCGATAGAGCTACAAATAAGATTATGTGTCTTCAAGGAATCCTCGAAGGTAAGCCAGTCCTAGTTAAGAAAACTGGTGATGTGGTAGAACCTGCAAATGGATTTAACATTATAGCTACTGCCAATACAAAAGGCAAAGGCTCTGAAGATGGTAGATTTACCGCAGCTTCGATTATCGATGAAGCATTCCTGGAAAGGTTTACTATATCGATTGATCAGCAATATCCAACTCAAGCAATTGAAAAGAAGATTGTTACTAATCACTTTAAAAAGTTTGGTATGGAGATCAATGATGATGTTACAGAGTTTACCGATAGGCTTATCGACTGGGCTGATATTATCAGAAAGACTTTCTATGATGACGGTGTCGATGAAGTGATATCAACTAGAAGGTTGTGTCACATTGTACAAACGTACTCTATCTTTAGTGACAGAATGAAAGCTCTTAATCTTTGTATCGCAAGATTCGATGATGATACTAGAGAAGCATTTTTGGATTTATACACTAAGGTAGATTCAGGAGCTTCTTTTGAATCTCCTGAAATTGAGGATTACTAAAATGAATCCTTTACTTTTAACTAAAACTGTGTTATAATATATCTTATGAAACAAACTAAAATAAACTATAAATTTAATGAAAAAACTCTCATCGAAGAGTTCGCACATTATATCGATGGAACTTATGCAGGACACTATGGCGAAGGTGGATTTCAATCCTCTGAAGTCATAGTAGATCGTGGACATGGATTAGGATTCTTCCTAGGAAATGTCGATAAGTACAACGCCAGGTATGGCAAAAAAGGTGGTCCTTCTGACCATCGAAAGGACATAATGAAGGTGTTACATTATGCTCTCTTAGCTCTTAACGAGCATGATAGAATACACCTATGAAATCATTACACGAGGAAACATAATGAATATATCTGATGAAACGCTTGAAGTGTTAAAAAACTTTGCCTCTATTAATCCTAACATGGTAATTAAACCAGGGCAAACGCTTAAAACAATTTCTGAAGCAAAAAACATTCTAGCTTCTGCTGACATTGTAGAGGACTTTCCACAGGAGTTTGGAGTCTATGACTTAAACGAATTCTTGTCTGTCCAATCTTTGGTAGCTCCAGCTGAATTTACGTTCGATGATAAGTTTGTCACTATGACAAGCACACAAATGTCTAAGAGCTCAAAGGTTAAGTATTTCTTTTCTGAACCAGCGATTCTAACAACTCCACAAAAGGATATTAATATGCCTGATTGTGAATTTGGAATCGAACTATCAGAAGATCTTCTTAATCAAATCAAGAAAGCATCTGCAGTATTAGGTCACAGTGAACTAGTATTATCAGGTGATAACGGTGTTGTTACAGCTTCGGTACTAGATGAAAAAGATTCCACAGCGAATACATTCTCTCTAGAAATCGATGATGATAACGAATGTAAGAACACATTTAGTTTTGTTATTAATATTAATAATCTAAAGCTTTTGGCTGGTGATTATTTTGTTAGTATTTCTTCTAAGCTTATAAGTAATTGGTCCAATACATCACGTAATGGTTCTATTAATTATTTTATAGCTTTGGAGAAAACAAGCGAATTTAATGTATAAATATAAATACATTAAAGAATTTCTCATAATTAATTATGAGGATAAGGTGGAAGATGCGGATAACCGGTCTTCCTTAATTAGTCTACTTTGCAAAGGAGAAATAAAATGACTGAAGAAGTAAACGAAGCAGCTCAAGAAGCTGCACCTCAACTCACCCTAGGTGACATCCAAACTATGGTACAGATTATCGATATCTGTTCTAAGCGTGGCGGTTTCGAAGGACAAGAACTGGAAGCAGTTGGAAGTCTTCGATCTAGAGTAGTTAAATTCCTCGAGGCTACAAAGCCTGCTGAAGGTGAAGCACCAACCGGTGACTTACCAACTGAGGAAGTGGTAGAAGCTGAAGAAGCTTAGACCAAACCCAGAGAGGGAGTTCCGGCTCCCTTCTCTATTTTTATTATTATAGGATATATTATGAATACAAATGAAAAGAAAGACTTATTAGAAGCTCTTCAAAAAGGTACTGTCACAGTAACCTTTCGCAAATTAGATACAGATGAAATACGAGTTATGCCCTGTACTCTAAATCCAGTAGTCCTGGAAGCCAACAATGTAAAAAACACTGTTAACTATCAATCACAGAATATGGAAGCATTCCCTGTATGGTCATTAGACAAAGATGCATGGAGAGCCTTTAGATTAGATACCGTTGAAAGTTGGGAGGTACTATAATGCAAGAATTCTTATGGGTTGAAAAGTATCGACCTCAAACAATCGACGAGTGCATCTTGTCCCCTCAGCTTAAATCAAATTTTAAAGATGTATTAAAACAAAAGGAACTGCAGAACATGCTCTTAACGGGCACTGCAGGTACTGGTAAAACAACAGTAGCTAAAGCATTATGCAAACAGCTCGATCTTGATTACTTATTAATTAACGGTTCAGAAGAATCCGGTATTGATACTCTTCGTAGTAAGATCAAACAATTCGCATCTACAGTTTCATTGCAAGGTGGCTATAAGGTAGTCATATTGGATGAAGCAGATTATTTAAACCCTCAGTCGACTCAACCGGCTCTTCGTGGATTCATTGAAGAGTTTAGTGCAAACTGCAGATTCATTCTTACATGCAATTTTAAGAATCGAATTATTGAACCACTGCATTCACGTTGTACAGCAATTGAATTTAGTATCCCTAAGAAAGATGCTGGTCCGTTAGCTCAACAGATGATGGATCGTCTAATGGGTATCCTAGACAAAGAAGGTATCAAATACGAAGCACCAGTTCTAGCTGAATTGATTATGAAACATATGCCAGATTGGCGTAGAGTTATTAATGAATTGCAAAGATACTCAGTGAGTGGCACTATTGATAGTGGTATCTTAGTCGCTCTATCTGATACGAATGTGAATAACCTTATGGCGTTCTTAAAAGAAAAGAACTTTAAACAAATGCGTAAGTGGGTTTCAGATAATATGGACAGCGAACCAGTTGCTATATATCGTAAGCTATATGATAACATGAATGATCGTGTTGAATCTGCTTCTATTCCACAGCTTGTATTAATCCTAGCAGATTATCAATACAAGAATGCTTTCGTAGCAGATCATGAATTAAATACAGTTGCATGTCTAACCGAAGTTATGGCAGGAGTAAAATTCAAATGACATATACTATTAACCCAGTTCATTATGGCATTGAAACTCGTTATAGAGTTATAGAACTTAGTGACAGTAATATTATTATTCGTGAATGGATTTTTGATCACGAAGATGAAGCCGAAAAACAATTAAATAAATTGTTTTATGCAGAAAATATCAGTGATTATAAGATGATGCAGAAGTCTATAACCGAATTTAATTATGACGGAGATCTAGATGAATCCCTTTGAGTATTTGAATGCAATTAATGTCACCAAGAAAGATATCATGGTTGACGACGTAGCAGAAAAAGGGTATAACTCTTTTATGGTGAATAGAGGGTTATCATACTTTTCTGATACAATATTGTATGCAAATGAAATGAATAAGTGCCATCATATTGATGAGCGCCTTCAATTTGATTTTCTTATAAATATAATTAGGAAGAAGAAAAGATTCTCAAAATGGCTTAAAGCTAGTGAAGATGAGAATATTAGTATTCTAAAGGAATATTATGGGTATAGCAATGAAAAGGCTAAATCTGTTTTATCATTATTAAATATTAATCAAATTGAAGATTTGAAAAACAGGATTTATAAAGGTGGAAGAACAAAAAACAATTAGTAATTGGCATCCAGATATGATGCTTGAAATTACTCTCAACGAACCAGATGATTTTCTTAAAGTAAGAGAAACATTAAC